AGGAGCACTTTTAGCAAGTAATATATCCCAATACTTGGCAGGAGCAGCGAACACCGCAGGAACTCCCGTAGATACTAACGAATTAGTTAGAATCGTAAACCAATTTTTAGGACAAGGTGAGCAAATCAGTTCAGATTTGACAACCGTAACTAATGGTGTTTACAAAAAATTTGGAGCAATCGATAAGGTAACTAATAGAACCGAAATCGTAACATCTGGAATTTGGAGTGGAGATACTGGTTCATTAAATGAATTCTTTACTTCATCTACTCAATTAAATTCTGTAAGTGGTAAATATTATTTAGATGTTTACAATGTAGATATATCAACCGATGCAGCGGAGGTTCAATTCTCAATAGCATATGGAGATGTGGATGGAAACGGAGCACCTACATTAACACAGAATGATGATTCTAACTTACAAACTACTGCGGTTTACAACCAATTTAAGAATGTTTTATTAAATTCATCAGACCCATATTTTTCAGTTTTAAGTGGACCAACTGCTAGTGCAGCTGCTACTACTGATTTACGTGAATTCTATGCAATCAATATCAATAGAGCAAGATATAAAGAAAAATTAGACCCAGGTAATATTCAAATTACACTATCTGGTTCAAATGGTATAATCACTTTAATTGATGATAGTGGTGGAACTGACGAGAATGTAACAACCGCAGGAAGAGTTTACAACATTGTTAGTGGTGCGTTAAATATTGGAACATCTTTAAGTTCAACAGTTAAACAATTTACAGATAATTATACTCAACAAGGATATGGTTTATTCTATCCTGATATGGGTGTTATATTGTTAAACCCAACTGCATTGTCGGCATCTGTTCAAGGTACATTAGCACCGGCAGCAGGTTCAACAACATCTAAATATCACCAATCAGGTTCAGCATCTGGTTCATTGAAATTATTTGATGCATTAAAAGGTGGTGCTGATTTCCAAGCAAGAAGAACTGAAAATGTTTCAACATCTCACTATTTCGTAAGAGCAAACAATAGAGAGTTCAATTTCTCAAATAACCCAACATTTGTAACGGGTTCAGTTGGAGCTTTCGTACAACCATTATTCGAAAGAGACCCGAAGGTTTACATAACAACCGTAGGTTTATACGATGATGCTAACGAATTATTAGCAGTAGCAAAAACTTCTAAACCAATTGAAAAATCATTTGATAAAGAAGTAGCAATAAAAGTAAAGTTAGATTTCTAAAAGAGAATAACTTGTAAACTACTGACCCACCTTTTGGTGGGTTTTTAGTTTTATGATATTTATTAGTGATATGTTAAAAAGAATTCCCAAATCAGATATTAGTATAAGACCTTTTAAGGCATACAAAGAATGGAGTTTTAACCAAGACTCTACTGAAATTGATGTTTTATTGGCATCCGATGTTACACAATCATATTCAACTGATAACAATTTATCGTTTCAACAAACCGCAATATACGCTCAATTAAAAGCAGCTTTCTATAATGGAAATGAAGATAACCCATTTACAAGAATTGGTGCAGCTAGTATAGTATATAATTCGGATAATCTAACAAAAGATAGATTTTTAAGTGGAAGTGCAAAGGTAATTTCTATTCCTCAATCATATATTGGTGAAGGTATAAAGAAAGGAACTTTAACTTTTACAAATGGTGATGCATTATATGGTGATGATTCGTATGGTAATATAATATCGTTAGAAGGTGATACACTATCCGTTGGTTATATAGGTATCCCAAATCCAAATATCACATCATTAGGTTATTTGTATTTTACAGATATAGCTAATACAGTATATACTGCTTCTATTGTAGATTACGATATAAATACCGGTATAATAGATTTAACATATCAAAATGAAAACTACCCAAATCTTCAAGTTTCAACTTTTAATTTGCAAGATGGTAGTATGGTTATAGATAATGTTCCGTTCTTAGAGGGTGCAGGTGGTACTAACAGAATTGGAAATATATTTTATAATCAAGGATTAGTTGTATTAACCAGAAGTTCACAAACTTTTTTAACAGGTAGTTGGGAATTGAATTATAAATCTACCCAAACTATTTATGAAAACGAATATCTTTTAATTGTAAATGAAGATGAATTTAATGTTTCACAAAACCCATCGGCAATATCAATTGTTAATGAAGAAAAAGAAACATTCCAAACAAGCAATAATAAAACCGTAAATACTGTATCAAATCCAGGTATTAAATATATTAAAAAACTAACCACATTAGAAAATGGAACTCAATTAGATTATCGTTATACATCATCTGTAAATTCAGAAGTGCTAGCAGGATTTGAACATTGGGATTTAAGTGGTTCTGTGGATTCAACCGGTTCATTCTTAGCACCGTTTATAACAACAATTGGTTTATACGATGACAACTGTGAATTAGTAGCAGTTGCCAAATTACCACAACCTATAAAATCAGACCCGGAAATTCCTGTCAATTTTATTATTCGTTTTGACACATAAATGATATTTATATATAAACAAAAGAAATTATGGCAACATTAGAAGAATTATACAAATCAAAAGAAACCGAATTAGGTGTTGATAAAATTGGAGTAGGAGCTAGTTTTGATAATCTACCTGGTGGGTATTATAGTGGAGACCAAACACCATATTCATTAGGTACTGGATATTCTGGTAAAAAGGATATTGATGAAGAAGGTTTAAAGAAAGTTGAAAAACTTAACGCAAAAGGTAATAGATACCAAGTTGGTACTGAAATTGGAGCAGGTAGTTCTTTTCTTAAAAACGGTTGGAACGATAAGAAAAAGTATTCTAGTTCACTTCCAAAATAATAATGGCTAAAAAAGTTACTGCTAAAAAAACCAAGTCTTCTTGGGTTGGGAGGAAGTATGGATTTAAATCTGGTTTAGAAGAATCTGTATCTACTCAAATAGAATCAAAGGGAATTAAAGTAGATTATGAATCTGAAAAGATTTCATACATAGTTCCTGCATCTAATCATACATACAATCCTGATTTTAAATTACCAAATGGTATCTTTGTAGAAACCAAAGGAAGGTTTCTTGCAGCAGATAGAAAAAAACATCTGTTAGTAAAGAAACAACATCCTGAATTGGATATAAGGTTTGTATTTACATCATCAAAGAACAAAATAAGCAAAGCATCCAAAACATCATATGCAGATTGGTGTGATAAAAACGGATATAAATACGCAGATAAGTTCATTCCAGACGAATGGTTTAAGGAATAGCTTGGAATTCTCAATTTTTATTCGTATATTTACATTGTGTTGAATACTACCGATAAAAATAAAGTAACTAATGCTCTGTCTACATCATTAGGTAGTTACTCCGTTCTTAGGGGTAACGAATTGGCATTTTACTGTCCATTTTGTAACCACCACAAACAGAAACTACAAGTCAATTTAGAATCTCAAAAATGGCATTGTTGGACGTGTAATAGTGGGGGTAAGAAACTTACATCTTTATTAAAAAAATTAGATGTTGATAGAAAAACTATCTCTATGGTTAGAGAAATCTACGGAGATTCTAACTATAACCCACAGAGTGAAGATGTTGATACAAAGGTATTTATTTCATTACCAAAAGAATTTATTTCATTAGTAGAAGAACCAAAAGGTTTTAATCCTGAATATAAGAATGCAATGCATTATCTTACAGAGAGGGGAATTACTATGAAACAGATTGTTAAATATAATATAGGTTATTGTAAAGAAGGTTTATATAGTAGAAGAGTAATTATACCATCTTACAATTGTGATGGACAATTAAATTACTTTGTTTCTCGTTCATATTATCCAGATGAGAAAATGAAATATAAAAACCCACCAATCAGTAAGAATGTAATTTGTTTAGAATCTCAAATAAATTGGAATGAACCTATTATCTTATGTGAGGGTGTATTTGATGCAATTACAATTAGAAGAAATGCAATTCCGCTATTAGGTAAGTTTCCATCAAAGTTATTGATTGAGAAAATCTTTATGAGTGGTGTTAGTGATATTGTTATCTCATTGGATAACGATGCCAAAACCGAAGCATTAAGAGTATCGGAGTATCTTCGTAAGCAAGGTATAAATGTTAGGTTTATGGATTTGAAAGATAAAGATGCTGCCGATATGGGGTATCAAAAGTTTTATGAAGAATTAAATAGTACAAAAGAGTTTGGGGAAGAAGATTTGTTATTAAGCAAGATTAGTAGTTTATGAAATTAAAAAAGATTTACCACATTGCCGATGTGCATATCCGTAATGTGAAAAGACACAATGAATATCGTCAAGTATTTGAGAAGATGTTTGATGAGATTCGTAAAAGAGGAACGGATGATTCTATTATTTATTTAGCAGGGGATATTGCCCATGCCAAATTAGAAATGTCTCCTGAATTACTAAAAGAAATTAGTTGGTTATTTACAGAGTGTTCTAAACTATGTGATACTATCCTTATTACAGGTAATCACGATTGTAATATGAATAATTTGGATAGATTGGATGTTCTTACTCCAATTGTAGAAGCTCTAAATCTACCAAACTTTCATTATTTAAGAGATACACAAGTTTACTCTATTGGTGGAGTAGATTTCGGTGTATTCAGTATTTTTGATGATAAAAAGAACTGGCCAAAAGCAGATACTTTATTTGGAAACAAAAAAATTGCTTTATTCCACGGACCAGTTGATAATTCACAAACGGATATTGGGTATGTAGTATCTTCACGTCATTTTACAACCGAAATGTTTGATGGTTATGATTTGGCATTGTTAGGAGATATTCACAAAAGACAACAGATGATTTCTCCAAAAGGATGTAAAGTTGTTTACGCAGGTTCATTAGTTCAACAAAATTTTGGTGAAACATTGGATAAGCACGGATTCCTTGTTTGGGATTTGGATACAATGAGTTATGAAGAGGTTGATATTCAAAATGATTATGGATATTACACATTAGATATTGATAAAGGTGTTGTTCCAGTTGTGAATAATATGCCAAAGTATCCTCGTTTAAGAGTTCGTTTATCAAATACGGATACTGCTGATACAAAGAAAGTAATTACCGAAATTAAAATGAGATATGGTGTTGATGATTTTACAATTATCAGAACAGACTCACTTGCCAAATCAAAGACGGGAAACAGAGATAATAAATTAGATTTTGAAGATGTAGCAGATGTAAATTATCAGAACTCACTAATAAAAGAATATGTTGAGAGAATGATGCCGTTTACAACACCGGAAGATATTGAAGGATTATATGAAATAAATCAAGATATAAACAGTAGAATTATTCACGATGATATTCAACGAAATATCAATTGGAAACCTGTTAAGTTTACATTCTCAAATATGTTCTCTTATGGTGAAAACAACAAAATTGATTTTACCAAAGTAGGTGGATTAATGGGATTGTTTGCACCAAATGCAGCAGGTAAATCTTCTCTATTTGATGCTATTTCATTTTGTTTATACGATAAATGTAGTAGAGCATTTAAAGCATCTAATATCCTAAACAATCGTAAACAAGATTTCGATTGTCATTTACATTTCCAAGTAAATGGGATAGATTATCATATCAAAAGAACTGCTAAAACAATTAACAAAGGAAAGAATGTTAAAGTTGATGTGCAGTTTTGGAGAGAAGATGATGGAAGAACTACATTACTAAACGGAACGGAAAGAAGAGATACAAACCAAATTATAGAGCAATATGTAGGTAAGTATGAGGATTTTGTTCTAACTGCTCTTTCACTACAAGGTAATAACTCAATCTTTATTGATAAATCACAATCAGAAAGAAAAGATTTATTAGCACAATTTATGGGATTAAATGTGTTTGATAAACTATATGAAACTGCAACCGAAGATATTAAAGAAGTATCGGTATTAATTAAGAACTTTAAGAAAACTGATTTCACATCTGAATTAGCTGATAAAGCAATTGAATTAAAAGATAAGAAAACAGAACTTAAAGAATTAGAAAAATCATTAAAACTTAAATCGGATGATGTAATTGATTTAGGAGAAAGAATTGTTGGGTTGAGTGCTCAATTAGTTCCAATGGATGGTAATCTAAACATAGATGAATTAAACCAATCTAAAATTAAATTACAATCTGCATTAAATGATTACACTGCTTCATTTAAAACAAAAGAAACTGCAATTACTACAAATACGGAATTGATTGCAGAAGTTTCGAAATCAATGGAAGATAAAAAAGAATTCTATATTTCAGAAGATGTATCTATTCCTGTTGAAAAAGCACATCACAATTATCTTCAAGCAGAAGTAGATTATAATCAAGCAGATACTAAACAACAATTGTTAAGACAACAGATACAATCTGCCAAAGATAAAATTGCTCATTTAGATAATCACGAATATGACCCTAATTGTAAGTTTTGTTGTGATAATGTATTTGTGAAAGATGCATTGAAAGCAAAAGAAGAGTTGGAGGGATTAGAAGATAGTTTGGATTATAGTTTAGATGATTTGAGTGGTTGTCTAAATATAATTAATTTATTTGAACCATCCAAAGAACAATTTAAAGAATTTTTAGAATTAAGCACTAAATACCATAGAGGTTATTCTGCAATTGAAACGGAGAAAGCAGAACTAAATGGTTTAACAACTAAAATACAATTAGCACAACACAAATTAGAAACAGTTGAAGAAAATATCCGTAAGTATTATGAGAATGAGGAAACTATTAAACGGAATACTCAAATCCAAACTGTAATAAATGGATTACAAAATACCAAAAGAGAGATAGAAGCAGAAGTTGTTTCAATCAACAAACAAATTAGTAGTTTGAATGGTTCTATTTCTTCAATAGTTGCTTTTGTAGAGGAGATAAAGAGGAAGATGAATGAAGTTAAAGACTTAGAAGAAAAAAACCGTTTATACACCTACTATTTAGATTCTGTAAAGAGAGATGGCATTCCTTATGAGTTGATTTCCAAAGCTCTACCTATAATTGAAAATGAGATAAATAACATCTTAGGACAAGTTGTAGATTTTGGTATTGTAATGGAAGTTGATGGTAAATCAATCAATGCCAAAATCGTTTATGATGACCAAGAATGGCCATTAGAGATGTGTAGTGGTATGGAGAAATTCGTAAGTGGTTTAGCAATTAGAGTTGCTCTTATTAACATATGTAACCTACCTCGTCCAAACTTCTTAGTGATTGATGAAGGATTTGGAACATTGGATTCTGATAATTTATCATCTTTATTTATGATGATGCAATATTTAAAGACACAGTTTGATTTTATTTGGATGATTTCTCACTTAGATGCTATGAGAGATATTGTAGATGGTTTAATTGAAATTAAAAAAGAAAACGGATTTAGTAAAATTGATTTTTAATGGAAAGTGTAGAAAATTACAGAAATAATGGATACATCTACGGTAGTTTAGAAGATTATTCTAATCTAATAGATTTAGATGGGTTTAAACAAATAAAAGATTATATAGATGGTGCAAACTTTGTAAGACATTCTAGATATGATTATTGGTTTAAATATAATGACCAATCTTATATGGAAGAATTAGTATATGATTTGTATTTAAAAAATGATAAAGATTTAGATACTGCCGATTATGTATATCAAAAATCACACGAATACCAATTAAAAAAAATAGAAGAATCTGGATTTTACCCAACTTGGGTATTTGGAACTTCTGTAAATGATGAAATAACCAATAGAATACATAATGAAATTTTAAGAGAATTTCAAAAAAACTTTGTAGAAAAATATTATCCAGAAGCATCATTTAATAAATTTAGCTCAATTACTAAATTACAATTTTATAATGAAGGATGTGAAATAAAACTACACGATGATGGCAGACAACCTAATAGAATATGTGTATTTTTATATTTTTTAAATGATGAATGGAGTGATGATAATGGAGGGCATTTAATATTGCACGATTTAAATGGCAATGATATTATAGTTAATCCTGTATTTCCTAATTTTGTAGTATTAGATACAGATAAAAATTTATTTCATGAGGTAGAAAAAGTAAAAAAAGGTATTAAATATAATATAGTATCTTTTTATTCATATGAAGATTAAAACGATTTAATCTTATCTGCTTTTAATACACCTGATTGAGGTTTGGTTACTCCAACATGTTTTTTAATTAAATTTTCAACCAAACTACCCATTTTAAACCCATGTTCTTCACAATATTCTTTGAGAAGTTCGTGGGTTTCTTTTTTTATTTGTAACATTGCATACTTCATAATTTTAGTTTTATTTAGTAATTATTAGTTTTCTAAAT